GAACGAGTTCCTGTCATCAAAGAGTAAGGGGACGCACTGGAACAGGTACTGGAAGCGAAGTAAGCCTTTTTCCTATACAAGAACACACAAAGACGCCCGATAGGAGTGGTATGACCCAGAAGACTGACCAGTATCTTCAGGATCTCCTCAATATTGTCAATTACGGCAGAAAAGACTTCATCGAAAAGAATTTCCGCATTATCGATAAACAGATCCGTATGGTGCCGTTTCTCTTTCAGCCAACGCAGGAATTATATTGGAACGGACGGGTCAGACGAGAGCGGATTCTGAAGCACAGACAGGGGATGTTCTCCTCTGTCGTTCATGCAGATGTTATTTCGGAAGCAATGCTTCGCCCTGGACTTACCGTTCTTATCCTCGTTCAGAAACCGGAAGAGGAAACCATCCGGAAACATCGGGAACGTGCCCGACTGTTTTATCAAAGTACCGCCGACGCATGGAAACCTCAGCTCCTTGTCGATTCGTATCACCAGATGCAGTTCGGATTTCCAGAGGGAATGACCTCTACCATCTATTATGGCTCCGCTGGTTCCCTCTCTATCGGCAGAGGCGAGACGCTGAACAGGGTCGTCAGGGAGGAATTGTCCGAATGGGAGGACGAAGAGGTCGAAAGTACCTCGCAGATGCTTATGGGACTCCCAGAAGATAGCCGCGTCATCGATATCGGTACGCCAAAACGGATGGGATCAGCCTTCTATCACCTCTGTATGGAGGCAAAACATGGTATCGGAAACTATAAACTCCGGACATTCCCATGGTTTTTGCACCATGAGTACCGGTTACGGCCAAAAAGTCCCATCGTTGACCCTGATAAGCCCTATTGGGACGAATTCGCCCCCACAACGGAAGAACTGAACCTCATGGATATCCACGGACTCGATATAGACCAGATCAGATGGCGCAGATCCCGTATCGACGAAGCCCTGGGACTCGTCAGACTCCCCGAAACTGCCTCGTGGGACGCCATGGAACAGATTTATCAGAAAGGAAAAGAGGTTTTCTGGCAGGAATACCTCGAAGATGACGCCAGATGCTGGGGACTCGGTGGTCAGGCAGCTATGCCTACATGGTTTCTCGATAAACAGATGGAAATGGCCCGTCCACCCCTTTCACCAGACCAGATGCCCGGTCGGGAAGACTATAACGGGAAGCTCAGAATGTGGATTCCACCAGAAGCAGGAGAATCCTATGTTATCATGGCAGATCCCGCAGAAGGACTGTCGTCTTCTCACCTCAGTGCAGCAATTATTCGCAGGATCAGGGACTGGAAACACGTTGCAACCCTTCGGGGCCATATCAGTCCAGGGGATCTTGGCGCACTTATGGTAGAATTAGCCCGTCGGTATAATAATGCCCTCATCGGATGGGAGCGAAATAACCACGGATGGGGCGTTCAGGAGCGGATCGTGGAACATCTCCACTATCCCTTCGTCTATAAGTACCGCGGAATCGGTGATATGAGGGGTGACGACCGCTATGGGTTCCCCACAAACCGGTTTACCAAGCCGTCAATGGTTACCCAAGTCCATGAGCGTATGCTTCTGGACGAATGGTCATCCCCCGACGCAGAGCTTATCGGCCAGTATCGGAGCCTTCAGGAAGTCGGCGAAGGCAGGTACGATACCGGAACCCTTGATATCGCTATGGCCGACCTTCTCTGTCATACCGCATGGCATCAGGCAAACAGAGTCAATAGGCCGCGTGCGGAAATTCACCGCCATGTTCCCGCCTGGATGACCGGAACACGCTCCAAACGGGAAACAATGAAAGAACGACGAAGGCGTATAGCCTTAACCACAGGAGAAGGATAAAAATGGGAATGGACGCCACGACCAACGAGATTATTCGTTCCTTTGAACAACGAAAACGGGGATATAGAGGACGGGCAGAACATATCAGGGAACTCTATGAACTCTACGAACAGGTTGATAAGCGACAGGAACACGGGTTTCATTCAATCGCTACCTCAGATGCCCGTACCGCTATGGATCTTGGTGCCCATATCCTCTCCCGACATCAGCATATAGACCGAATTCCATGGAGTGTCCAGAACGAAAACGAAAAACATCTCCAGAATAAGGCAGAACGATTCCTTTCAGGAAACTGGCGCTACCTCGACCATATGGAAATCCTTCGGGGAAACTCGTGGCACCAGAGAAAACTCGCCTCGTGGATGCTTTCAACAGGCTGGTATGCCATGTTTATCGCAATGAGGCCGAATTATAAGGGCGATCCAACCCCAATGGCAGAACTTATTGATCCGTCTCTCGTCTATCCAGAATGGAGCGGTCCGGATGGGACCCTCGGTGTCGTCGATGTGGAGTTTCCTATTACCCTCGCTGCTCTTCGTATCATGGCAGATCAGAACGGATGGGGTGTTGATGGGCTGACCGGCGACGGAAGCGATGTCCTCTTTCTTCTGAATCACTGGGAGGCCAGGTATAATCCAGCCGATCCAGGACAGCCAGATATCCTTCAGGCCGTCTATCGCTCATCGACGGCAAGCCAGATGAACAGCGATAGCATGCATACCTTTGTTACTATGCGGTCATGGGATGAAATTCAGGCAATTACAAACCGTACAACAGATACAAAAGGCGGTGGATTCAGGGAAATCCCTATCCTTACCGGCCCAGTGCCGGGTATCGAATTGTCTATGGCCTATTTCGGAGACGTATCCGACGTTTTGAGACGACGGGGACAGGGCCTCCTAAGCTCTATGAAGGCTGAAAAGGATATGATTGACGCCTTCCTCTCCCAGGTTCTTCAGGACGAACGGACTTCATCGAATTTCCAGAGCACCATCGTGACCAGATCGCCGGGGGGAACGGAAAACTTCGACCCTGAAGGTCTTGGAGGGACAGTCCCTCTTCCTGACGATACGGTGGTTTCTCAGCCCCTGCAATATAACCCCCAGCTAGGGGCGAAACAGTTTATCCTCAACGCTTTGGAAAATAGGCTCCAGCGGGCTGCATTCTCGTGGACACTATTCGGACAAGTCGATACAAACTTGTCTGGAATAGCCATCGAGCGTCTGAACGAATGGGCGAGAGCACGCCTTGGTCCGTATCAGATCCTTATGGAAAAGATCTACGAACAGGCAGGATATGTCTGGCTCAGAGACTACCGTGAGCGGTGGGGTGGACGACGAAGGCAGGGGACAATGCGCCTCCAGGGAGTTGACAGCAGGGGTGGAGTGGATGGAGGCCTGTTCGACGAGGAGTTTACTCCCGACGAAATTCCCGAAACCCGCTGGATAAAAACAGAAGTACCACTAGCCCTCGCCGAGGACGAGATGATGAAGGCGAATATTGCCAGAGCGCTTAATCCAGATATCCGGATGTCTCCGGACTATATCAGGGAACGGATACTGAAAGTGCAGGATGTGCAGCTCGAAGCACGGAAGGCCGCAGAAGGCCGTATCGAACAGAGTGATTTTTATGTCAACACACAGGTCTTGCGCCGTCTCAGGGAAGAGGCGAATCTTGCCCAGTCTAAAGGAGATAACCTGGAAGCTCAGATGCTGGCCTTTGCCGCAACACAGCTTATGCAGTCCCTTGCTCCTCAGCAGGGACAACCGGCACAGGAACGCCAGGGTCAGGGATTTCCAGAAGCTGGTGGAAATGTAACAAATGCAGGAGGAGGCCGTCCGGCGATGTCTCCTGATAACCTTCCACGACAGCTTGGTCTTCCAGAGGCACCGGCAGGAGCTGGGCCATTACAACAGGCAGGGAGGAACGTTTAATGCCAAAGCATTGGTTTGAAGATTCACCTAGTGATGCGCTACAAAGACAAGCAATCACACAAGGAGTACCTATATTAGGATCATTATATTATCTGGGTGTTGACGCACTCTCTCCGGACCCCAAACCGAATCAAACAGAACAAGATATTCTTGATGGTATTGCACTTCGGATGGAGCAGATAGGGGAAGAAGTAGATGCCCTTCGCGGTTCTCAACTGACCCGTGCTCAAATAGAGTCTGGCATTAAAGCCCTTACAGAGGAAATGGACGAACTCGAAGACCGCATGGAAGTAGTTCGCTCTGGAATTATAACCAGAAATCAGTCAGATGCACGAGTCAATGAAGAACAGCGGTCCAAGGAAAATCAACAACTTGACGCACGATACAGAGAGAATCTTAAAAGATATACGGATCGTATCGTCAAGGACTTTGAAGAGTATAAAGGTGCACCAGCATCATCGGCTGATCTATTTCGCTTAAAGGGTATTGCACGTTCGGTATCTAAAGGTGGTGATGCAACAGCTGACCAAGGCATCCTCGGGAGTCTCAGGGCAGGAGAAGCTGTGTACGACTGGACGTTACGGGGGGTTCCTGAGTATACCGGTATACAGAAATTGGGGCCTGGTATAACCCGTCAGTATGTTACCCCTGAACAATTACAGGATGTCCGGGAACGCCCTCCACTTACTTTAGCCGACGTAGGTAAGCCAAGCGATATTCGAGATCCAATCGTTGCTTCGGCTCTTCCCAGTCTTGCTCCAGAGTCTAAGCGGGATACGGAGAGTATTTATCAGATACTACAATCCCTGGAAGCTGAAGGAGCAGATTCAGCTACCATTGCAATGGTTCAACAAGAGTATACCAGCGCTGCAAGGGGGAAAAGGCAGCAAGGACAAGTTCCTGTACCCACGGAAGTATTAGGCATGAATCGCGCTAGAATAAATAGCATGATAAAAGGACACATTGAAAATATCTTATTTGTAAACCATGCAGGACAGGTAGAGGACGAACATATTGATGCATTTATCAATTTTGTTTTTGATGCATCCAACGACATAGCTGGAAAGGATAATGGAAAAGATTATACCGTTGAGGCTGAACGAGAAATAATGCTATACGCCTTGTATGGCCCAGAATTTGCTCCTGAGCGTATTAGGGGTGCGGTCGCAGAAGCGGTGAAAACTAATGAATACCGTGATGTCAGCAATGCGGTTTCCAATGGGGTGGTGAAAACGAGTCCGGATGGAGCGGTATCCAAGGTAACTATCTATGATGTTTTCCAAGACAGCTATGGATGGACATCCCCTCTAGAGAAACGTTCTGAACCACAGGTAATGGATGTCTATGACGGCTTAGTTTCTGCACTTAAAGCAGCAGGAGTGTTTCCCCCCGTTACGACTTTGGATACTCGGGAGTTCCTCCGTGACAAATCAGTGCAAATCCTTCTACAGGGTAGGACGGATGCAACGGGAGAATATGGATTAGATATGGATGCCTTTTATCTTTCCATCAAAGACTTGGTGAGAACGGAGGCTTTGGGCATACAGGATCGTGGCGGCATTGAAGTCTCCATGAAACAGCAACGATCCGCAGACTTCTTGAAAGGATTATCGGTTGAAGACCAGTTCCGTGTTGCAATTCAGGGAACCGATGTGAATCCGTTCAATCAGAGGGTGGCACTAGACCGACTAAAGAAGAGGATTACCACCGCCAGAATAAGAGGAGAGGAGATAAATATCCCTCAATGGTCAAT